GTCCTTCAAGCACGCGGCCACCAGCTTTATTCCACCTGCGTATTTGGCTAGGTACTTCATCATATTCGCCTTCATTTAGAACACGAAGCATGGTTGAGCTACTAAGATTTGATGGACCTAAATTAAAAGTCCAGGAAACTATTGCGTCATATTGATTTTGTGAAAGTGGCACTTTTACTGCTCTAGTCACAGATCCTTCAAACTTAGCTACATCTTCCATTAACAATTTGTCAGCCTCTTCTTGTGTAATCTCCATATCCATGGTTACACCGTGAGTAGATCCATAACCGATTGTAGGAACTCCCGCAGCGCAGTGGTATGCTTTTAATTCGCATCCCTCAAATTTTTTAATTAACGATAAACCTTCTTGTGATATTTGCATGTTATTCTCCCCATACTTTAGTTTTTTTCCCGCCATCATAGTCAACAGCAAGATTTTCTTTTTTAAGCAAGTCAGCAACATTTCCTTTACTACAGAAAATATCACCTAATACTCTTCCATATTTGTCTGTTCCATAAGACTTTAATGTAATGTCGCCTACCAACCATTCTTTCATTTTTTGTTTTGCTAATAAACCTAGCTCCTTTTCTTTTGTACGTTCTGGATATTTTTTAATGTTAATCCTAGATTCTGGAGTGTCAATTTTGGCCACTCTTACAGACTTGTTGTGTAATTTAACACTAAAGCCTAGATCTATGGTTGCTAACCTTACAGTATCACCGTCTATAACTTTTTTTAGTTCACAATTATATACAAAAGCATCTGGAGTTTTACTCATCTTCTTTATCCTGTTTCGTTGTTACTTTTCTATAGTACACTACAACATCTTTTAGTTCAGTTATGTAGCGTTTGATCTCTTGCATGTTATAAGCCATCACTTCGTAATCTGGTATTGTCATAGCTAAAAACAATATTTCACCTTCTTGTTGTTCAATCATAGCTAATTGGTCTTCCCAGTTCTCAGGGGTTATTACAATCCATCTAGGCTCTTGTAAATCAATCTCTCTAGGCATAATAGGTTGTACTATTTTCCTATCAAGTGGCTTTGCTGTTACTTCTATTTGTTTAGTCGGAAGTAGGCTGCAACTGCAAGCCATCATCAAGATCATCAACAGTGACGCTGATTTTCTCGATGTCCTCCATAATGTGTTTAGTTCCATTATTTATTTTTCTCTCCATTTCTACGGGATCTGCAAGTATTTTAGATGCCAGCTCATAGTTTTGTATAAATTGTGTGTATCTTTTCATTTCTCTTTGAGCTGCTTGTGATTTAAGAGTTAGGTCATTCATTTGCTGGGTTTGTAATTCAAAGTCAGCTTGTATAGATGCTATAGCTTCCTCTTGTGATGCAATAGCACCCTCTAATACAAGGTTATTCGCAGTTAATGTTTTGTTTTCATTAAACAAATAGTAGGTTGTGAAACCTAAAAATAATATTATTCCTATAAACACTTGTTGCATTAAACGTCCTCTATTATGTAATTCAATCCGCTGGCGCTTCTGTATTCTATAATCCGATCATCTTCGTCTCTAAATTTTAAGTGTTTTTCTTTTTGCACTAAAATTTTTTTGGTAATAAATGTTCGATCATCTGAATCACCATATTCTTTGTTAAATGACACTGTTACTTTATATCTAGTTTGAAATAAAGATAAAAACCAATTGAAAACCCATCTACCTAATTTTTTTAAATTGTCCATATCTGTAACGCGTCTTTTTTACCTTTTACTTTAATAGGTTTTAGAGACTTTAACACAAATTTGCAATTTTTTGCAGTTTCTTGCCCGATTAGAATATCCACACCAACTTCTTTGGTTGCTGACTCTAATCTTGCAGCTGTATTTACAGGATCACCGATTGCTGAATAATCAAACCGAGTGTCGGATCCCATATTTCCAATTACTGCAAATCCAGACTGACATCCAACGCCGACCTGGACTGGTGTAGATAAAGTTTTATTGAGCTCTGTAATACCTGCTTGTATATCTATTGCAGCCTGGACTGCTTTAGTTTCATGATCTTCAAGATCTAGTGGAGCTCCGAATATAAACATGCCTGCGTCCCCAATAAATTTATCTGTCATACCGCCTAATTTTTGTACGGCATTTACCTGGACCGTTAAAGTTTTATTCATTATATCGGTGATTTCTTCTGGTGGCAGCTTTTCACTTAAAGCAGTAAAGCCACGAAGATCGGTAAATAAAAATGTGCAGTATTTTTTTTCGCCACCGAGTTTTAATAAATCTGGATTGTCCTGGAGCTGCTTTACTTGTCTTGGATCTAAATAATGTTCAAATTGTTTTTTGATCTGTTGACGTAATAAATACTCTGTTCTGAACCGTAAATAGAAAATTACGCTGCCAATGACAAATTGTGATACTAAAGTCCATGAAAAATCTAATAAAATGCCTTTTTGGATGCTAAAAACGCCTAAGAAGCCTGTCAGCGCCATAAAAATCACGCCGAAAGCAAGTGCCTTGGTCATAGTCAGATATGCGAATACAAGCGATATGGTGAGCACGAAAATCGCAAAAATTAATATTTCGGCTGCTAAGGCCCAATCTGGTATTTTTGGAGAGTTTTCAATTAATATTGACTCAGCTAAAGCTGCTTGAACTTTGTGTGGGCCAAGTAATCCGACTGGTGTTGCAACTTGTGGCATAACTCCTGGAGCATCAACCGAAATAAATACAAATTTATTTTCTACTTCCATATCTTGTAAATTAGTTTCTGGAGTTTTTACCCAAGAAATCCATTTGCGGCCAAGACGATCTACGTCAACAGGAGGTAATCCTTGAACAGTAATTTGTTGCATGCCATTTTCGTCGCCTTTAATAATATAAGTTTTAGATCCAGCAAGAACTTTTAACACTTCGGTTCCATAAGATGAAACAAAACCATCTGGTGTTTGCATAAGCAAAGGAATACGCCTAACTAAATTATCTATTTCAGTGGGAGCCGATGACAAGCCTTGGGGGGTTTGTTGAAAAGTGTGGCTGTTCTGAACAACTCCCTTTGACATAATACCACTAATATTTTCACCAAGTAAAACTGTGCCACTTGTGGGAGGATAAATACCATTGTCATATTCAAACATGGCCAGAACACTTGGACTATATCCGAGCGCCTCAACAAACACATCATCGCCGCCGAATCTATCGGCTTGTGGAAAAGAAACCACCCAACCAACTCCGATAGCTCCTGCATTTAGCAGATCTACATGTATTTGTGCTAGCTCCTGGCGTGGAAAAGGCCAGCCACCAGATTTTTGTATGTCCTCTTGGGTAATATTAAGAATTACAAAGTTACCGCTTGGCTCGTATTCTTTTACAAAAGTATCAAAGGTTTGTAGTTTTAAAATTTGTAAGGGATATAGTTGAAACAGTAATGGTAAGCCGAGTAATAAAAATGCTGTAAATATTATCTTTTTCATCCAGATGACTGCCTTATAGTAATACTAGAGGTGGCCGCGCCGTTTATTTGAACTGTCCTTGAAACACCATCTTGTATAAAAATGACTGTATAAGATTGATCACCATTGACAATGACTTGTGCATTTTGGTTTACCAGCCTCATTAACTTTACTTGTGTTCCTTGTACTAAAGTTGTTATTTGTGTTTCTGTGTCCTGGCCTATTTTTGTGCCAGTCACTTTAATACCGCTTGAAAAGTTTGTAAGGTTTTCTTCTTCTGTGTCTCCAACATCAAGTTCGTCTAATACATCTAATAGATCTTCTAAAAAATTTGTACTTAACAGATCTATGTCGAGCTCGTCAAAAGATACATCTTCTTCTTCTTCAAAAAAATCTTCATTTAACAAATCAACATCTAAATCGTTAAACTCTAAATAATCAGCCTGGGCAGTTTGTTGTTGTTCTTGGTTTGCTATCTGTTCCTTGGGCGGTGTGACAATTAACATGTTGTCAATAAGATCCAACGTAATATCTAAGGTGACTGGTTTGGTTGGTGGGTTTTCGTACAAAGATGTGGTTGTAGCTTGGTATGGTTTATTAAGTATTGTTTGTCCAACAGCTGTTTGTACAACTATTTCTCCACTTGCATTACCAAATTCATCTGGTAACAAAATAATTAAAGATTTACCAAAAAGATCAACCG